AAAACTTATCGTATTTGAATCAAAGGTTGACCTATTATTTAGATAGGACAGGTCTACCTCATCAAGTTACTTTCCAGAATGATTTGCAAGTGGAGATTACACAACTTGGTCAAGATCTTGATTTTGATAACCTTTCTCGTGGTGAACGTAATAGGCTTATACTATCACTAAGCTGGAGCTTCCGTGATATGTGGGAGAATCTATATCAACCTATCAACTTATTGTTTATTGATGAGCTAATTGATAGCGGTATGGACACAGCAGGCGTTGAAAACTCACTTGCTATCTTAAAGAAGATGGCTAGAGAGAGCAATAAAAATATCTATCTCATCTCTCACAAGGATGAATTAATAGGACGTGTGAATAATGTGTTGCGTGTTATTAAGGAGAATGGATACACATCTTATGCCAATTCTGTCGATGTTTATGATTAAAACGGGTATATAATGAGTAACAAGATTGTATTTGGCCCCGGGGACCTAAACGAGCAGCTTATGTTAGAAGTAATAAAATATTTCAAAGCAAATGAGCGTTGGGAAACTGGGGACGCAGACCGTCCGGGCATAGATGCTCGCAATGCGTTAGGCGTTATACGAATCCTTGCACGAAAGAGACGCATGGAAATACAAGTCCAGCGCAAGGAAAGAAAAAAAAGACTAAAAAATGAGCGGAGTACCAAAAAATAAAGTAAACAATTGGTACTATCAAGGCAATGTTGTTGACACCCTCCCAGAAGACTGTATAGGTTTTGTTTATCTCATTACAAACACAACTACAAATAGAAAATACATAGGCAAAAAGTTAGCTAAGTTTTCTAAAACTACTTACAAGGTAGTTAAACTTAAGAACGGCACTAAGAAGAAAAAGAAAATCCGTAGCAAAGTTGATTCAGATTGGAGAGACTACTACGGATCAAATGATGTACTAAACGAAGATGTAAACAAATTAGGCAACGATAAATTTACTAGGGAAATTTTATTCTATTGTAATTCAAAGGCACAGTGTTCATACATAGAGGCACGAGAACAGTTTACTCACAAAGTTTTAGAATCAACAGACTATTATAATGGACAGATATCAGTTCGAGTCCATGGGTCGCACATACTAGGCAAAAAATAGGCTATAGGCCCAGTTTGATCGAGTTGCTCGATCCCCGTTGAGGGCGCAATTTCTTGCGTTCAGATGCTCGGGTGCCACAGACAAAAGCTAACTTCAGGCTTTAAAAGATGACGGCTCTGTGAAAAAGATCCAACCGTCGTGGTAAGTATTTTCGCTAGAATGGGAATAACTGCCAACCGTGACTAAACGCGAAGCTGGTGTAGGGGGTTTAAGGGTTACCGCCTCCGTTCCGTAAGGAAATCACTTTATTCTAGTATGACCGAGCAGCTCAGATAATGCTCTATCATTCCATCGCCCGGAAACGGGCGAATTATGACTTCACAGTCTAGATAATATTAAAAGAGATTGATTATTAAGATAAGATAGAAAATGTATTAACTTGAGCTTGCGAAAGTTAATACTGATGAGCTTTAGCTCATCACTTAATGTTTAAGTAATAAATAACATTATGAAACTACTTGATATATTAGAATCACAAACAAATGAAGCACCAATGGGCTTTGTAAGTAAAGCTTTATCACAAGCAGGTGCTAAAGTACTTCCTGGTACTATGGGATTAAAGCAACAAGGTAAATTAGCTACAGGTGATCTAGCAAATAACTTATATAACGAGTATGCTCAATTTTTAGGAAAAACTAGATTACCACCAAATGGTGATTCTATAAAGAAGTTTCTACAAACAAAAAATATAGATCCATCATACGTTGATGCACACTTACCTGATGGTACTGTAAGGTTATCAAGTGGTAAATTAGAAAATGTTTTTCTAGCAATTACTAGGGATATCCAATCAGGATCACCTAGAGCTCCAGCAGCTACACCACCTAGTCCAACTTCAACTCCGACTGTAGTACCTACACCAGCAGCAGATGCTCCTGTTACATTTGCACAGATAATGTCATCATTACATACATTGAGTTATACTGATTTAAGAAATCTCAAGCGTCAGCTAGATTTAACATTAGCACCGCCTTAAAAGAATGGCAACCCTGATTTCTTTGTAGTTTCCATATTTTCTTTTATCAATTCACCTATGGCTTGTCTGTCCTCATCACAGAGACTCCAAGCATCATCAAGGGTAACTCCTCCCCTCATATACCAGCAAATTTGAATTATATCTTTTCTTAGTGATTTGGACTCCCGTTCAAGTACTTCGACCTCCGCTAGGATTTCTTCCATACTCATACTAAGGAGTCTCATTCGAAAAAATTTGATTGGTCAAACGTAATTGGAATTTCGTATGACTCAGGTACTCCTAATTTAACATCTTCTTCAGGTGCAATTACCTTGAGAGGTCTAATAGAACTAAGCTTTCTCATTTCATCAATGTGTTTCATTACTTTATTAAAATAACTACGGTCAGTGTTGTTAAAGAATTCTCTAATCTGTCTCTTGTCAATAACCTTACCGTCTGGAGTATCAATACTAACAACACTCATCATTAATAAATCAATAGTAAAATCAGTAAGCTTCCTAAATGCTGTATTAAAATGAACTAACTTCTCATCATCTGGCATTGAAGCATCGTCAACAATCTTAAAAATCCTCTGTTCTTGGAATGTTTTTTGAGCATTGGCTGTAAATTCTTTATAAGTTAGTGGGCGTACTTCAACAGTAATCTCATTTTCTAGTAGAATAAACGGATCATACTCTAATCCAATTAGTGTATCTAACAGCTCTCTTAGGTTAACTTCGTAATCTCTTTCCTCGCCAATAACAGGAACTTTAGTTGTTAGAGTTAGCTTCTCTCCGTAGCTTGCCATTCTGATTGCTATCATTAGAGCATCTAAATCAATCTGCGGAATGTGCCAAGGATTTAAAATATCAGGTACGCAACTACGAATAACATCAACTGTAGCTTCACCATTTAACAAAGCGTCAGGAGTTTTCATTAGCATTTCATCTTTAGCAGTAAGAGCGTATATAGGTAATTCATTACTTTCAGGCATGTTAATTGCTGACGGAGGATAAAATCTACCCTTGCTTGGTAATGTTAAAAATATCTTAGGCTGTCTAAAATATTTCCTCAGAGGATTATTAAGTTCTTGAGCCACGGGGTTTTCTCCAATAAATAAGTTATGTATGCTCGTGTATTTATCTGAGCATTTAATGGTGAAAAAATAATGGTAGAAATCCGTGGTGGTGGTACTCTTGATGGCGCACAATTAATTGATGCTGCGTCAGATTCTACCTTAAGAGAATTAATAACAACAATGACAATGCAAGGTAAAGCTGCCCAAGCAGCTAAGACCGATGAAGTTGCCAAACAAGTAAAAGCTGCTGATATTGATACTCTTAATGAATCGTATAAAAAGCAAATTACACAAACCAATGACTTACATAAATCTGGTAAAGATTTTAAAGAAAAACTTGACGACGTAGCTAAATCATTAGGTTCAGCATCAGCTACATTAGCTAGTAAAGGTATTACTAGTCTATTTGATTTCTTTAGCACAGGTATGGATTCATTTAGACAACTTAGCACAATTGGTGCAGGGTTTAATGGTAACCTAACAGAATTAAGCACAATAGCACTTAATGCAGGAAAGAGTGTAGAAGGTTTTACTAAAGAAGTAATGGCAAATCAAAATAGCCTAGTAGCGTTAGGTGGAAGTGCCGAAGGCGGCGCTAGGAAGTTAGCTGAGATTGGTAATTCTTTAAACCAAGGACAATTTTTAACTAGATTCTCAGCAATGGGGATGACATTAAAAGACATTACTGATGTTACGCAATCATATTTAGAAATACAAACTAGATTAGGAACACTAACTAAACAAAATACTAGTTCAATATCAGAAAACACAGCAAAATATGCTGAAGGTATAGATAATGTTAGTAGAGCATTAGGAATACAAAGAGCTGAATTAGAAAAAGCAGCAGGTAAAGTAAGTGTTGATCCAGTATGGAATATAATGCTTAGACGTCTCGGCGAAACTGAACAAGGTTCTAAAGCATTAGTAAATATGGCAACTATAACTACAGTTGCAGGTGATCAGGCTGCTGAATCCATGAAGAAATTTGCATTGAATATGCCCAATGGTGATGCATTAGCACTAGGATTTAACAAATTAGGTGCCGGCACCCAAGGATTATTACAGAGTATGATAATGGGTAAAGTAGCAGCAGCTGATGCTTTACCTAAAATTAAACAGGCTATTGATGCGCAAATTGCAGGATATACTGATACACAAATACAAGCTAGTGAACAACTACAAGCACTATCTAGATTTAGAATTCAAATTGAAAATTCAGGTAATGCAATGAAAGATGCATCAGCAAGAGCAAATGATGAATTATTAAAATCTAGAGAAAACTTTGGTACAATGTTAGGAAATCTAACAGCTTCAATGAGTACTTCTTGGAATCGATTAATAGGTGCGTTAGCTGGTACAGAATTATTTAAATCTATCGAATATAACTTAACTGAATTTGCTAAATGGTTATCAACAGGAGACGGCATACAAGAAATAAAAAGATTTGCTGGAGAACTAGCAAGTGCTTTGAAAAAAGTATTTGAATCAATGAAACAAGGATGGACTGACGGACAAATTTGGGGAGCAATTACAGCTGGACTAAGTTCTCTTTGGACCAATGTTGGCGGAGTTCTTGAAAGAGAATTTACTAAATTGTTTGGAAGAGTGTTTGGAGATCGACCACCAACTCCACAAGCTTCGGCTCAAGAAGCTTCAGCAGGTCGGCAACAAGTTGAACAATTAGGAAATCGACAACGATTGAGTTGGGATCAAACATTTGGTGATGCTATTGAATCTTTAAAACAAAAAGGATTAGCATTCTTTACTGATCTTCCAGCAGCATTAACCGCAGGTATTAATACTGCTAGATCATCTTTAGGAAGTACTTTTACTATGATTAATGATTTCTTAGAAACACTTCCAGGAAAGATATCAAATATACATACTCAAATTGTCCAAGCTATGGGAGCAATTAATCTATCAACTATGATAGACAAGACAAAAGAAAGCTTTAATGGATTTAGTGATGTAATTAGAAATGAACTTAGTAAAATTAGTGAGATGATGAGACCAGGGTCTGTTGGTCCTGAAGCTATCCGTAATTTTTCTTCAGCATTAGGAGCATTTGAAGGACCATTAATGTCACTTATTAACAAAATAAGTGGTGCAGAAGGTGAAAATGCACAAACTGTTACTTCAGCTAATGTTAGTAGTGTATTAACTAGTGTATCAAACTTTATAGAAAAAACTACACAAGGTATTACTACTTTACAGAATTTAAGTCCTGAAAAAATGGAGAATGTAATTCCTGTTTTAAGGTCTATTGGTACTGCAATTAACAATTTCTTCTCTTCTATATCGGTTGGTGCAAGCATTGGCGCTGGAATGTTAGGATTATCAGGAGCAGTTGATCATATAGTAAAAATTGGACAAATGCTAAATTCTTTTAATTCAGTTACAATAACTGAAGAAAAAGCAAGTAGCATTGTACAAATTGCTAGAATGTTGTACAGCGGATTGAACAATTTAATTCTAACTCCGGGATTCTTTAATAATGATGCCCAAGTAGATCAAGTAGTTGGAAACATACAAAAGTTTCAAAACATTAACGTAGGAACCATTGACGGCGTAGTAACTTCGATGAATCAATTAAAAGGATTAGGTTCAACCCTTACTTCTGATATACAAGGTGTAGCAACATTTACTTCAAGTGTTAGTGCATTGCGCGGAGAATTAGAAGCAGGAGCATTAGCAGCAGAACGCCTTAAAGCAGCAGCAGGAAGTATACCTTCAGGTATAGGTGGCATAACTGGAGCAAATAATCCAGGAGGAATAGGTCCAGAACAGATGCATTCTATGATGAGTAACATTAACACTTCATTAGCAGGAATAGGTCAAGCGTTAGCAAACATGGCAACTGCACAAACACCTGCTCCACCATTAACAACACGCCGCCAATAATTTTAAATGATTGTGTAGATACGATAAGTAATAAGATATAACGGAGAAATTGATTGTCTTGGAAGAAATACTTTAGCCCTGTTAACAAAGATGGAAGGCTAAGTCCTCTTGGTAGCGATCCAGGTGGTAGCCAAGCCTCAAAAACAAATTATAGTAGCTACCTTCCTGATGTTTATACTGGAAGTCCTAACCGTATTGAGCGGTATTTGCAGTATGATACTATGGATACAGACAGTGAAGTTAACGCTGCTCTTGATATTATTGCAGAATTTAGTACACAAAAAAATCGAGAGAATGAAACTCCGTTTTTTGTTAGTTTACGAGACAAAGCGACTAGTGTAGAGCTTAAATTAATCAAGGACTATCTTCAAAAATGGTCTAAGTTACAGCAATTAGAGACACGAATTTTCCGTATTTTCCGTAATGTTTGTAAGTATGGTGATGTTTTCTTCATACGTGATCCAGAAACTAAAAAATGGTTCTACATTGATCCAGGTAAGATAACAAAAATCATTGTTAACGAAAGCGATGGTAAGAAGCCAGAGCAATATGTTATACGTGATCTAAACCCAAATTTTATTAATTTAGTGGTTACTCAGATAAGTCCAAGCAATGCTACTAATCAACCAACTGGTACAGCATATGCAAGTGGTGGAGCTGGCCCAAGAGGTATGACTGGAGCGTTCCCTCAACAGTCTGGCAGTAGGTTTAGTATGGGCCAGAATGAAATGGCTATACCTGCAAAACACGTAGTACACATTAGTTTAAGCGAAGGTTTAGACAATAATTTTCCTTTTGGCAATAGTTTGCTTGAAAGTGTCTTTAAAGTTTATAAACAAAAAGAATTACTTGAAGATGCTATCTTAATCTATCGTATTCAACGTGCGCCAGAACGTAGAATTTTTTACATTGACGTGGGAAATATGCCAAGTCACATGGCAATGCAGTTCGTTGAGCGTGTAAAAAACGAAATTCATCAACGCCGAATTCCAAGTTCAATTGGCGGAAGTAGTGTTGTAGATTCTAGTTATAATCCTCTTTCAATTAACGAAGATTACTTCTTTCCGCAAACTGCTGAAGGTAGAGGAAGTAAAGTAGACACGCTTCCTGGCGGTACAAATCTCGGTGAAATTGACGATTTACGCTACTTTACTAATAAATTGTTCCGTGCTTTAAGAATTCCAAGCAGTTACTTGCCCACTGGTTCAGATGACAGTGCAAATACGTTCAATGACGGTCGTGTTGGTACAGCATACATACAAGAACTACGTTTTAACAAGTATTGCGAGCGTTTACAGAGCCTAATGGATGGCGAATTTGACAAGGAATTTAAGTATTATTTGTATGAAAATGGAATTGTTATCGATGACAGTTTATTCAATTTAAGATTCAATCCGCCACAAAACTTTGCTGCCTATCGTCTAAGTGAATTGGATGCGCAACGTGTTCCAACATTCCAAGCACTTGAGCAGATACCATATCTTAGCAAGCGATTTACTATGAAAAGATTCTTAGGATTAAGTCCAGAAGAGATATTAGAGAATGAAAATCTTTGGAAGCAAGAGCACAAGGAAATTAGTTCTGAGCAAGTTCCGCCAAGTGCTGAGTTGCGTAGTGCTGGTATAACTCCAACAGGAATACAGGATGCAATGAATCCACAGCCTGAAGGAAACCCTGAAGCAGAACAGCTAGCACCAGGCGGTGCAGGAGCACCAATGGCCGGTCAAGCAACTGCTCCTAGTGGAGTAGCTGGTCCTGGTGCTATTCCGGGTATGTAAGGTAAATACAAACATGATATTGCGTGAATTATTCTATCATAATAATAATCAAACAGAAATGAGTCAAGACGACCGATACAATTCTGATCGAGATGATTCTGTTATTAAGAAGGGTGATACACGCAAAATAGCATTAACTTTAAGACAGATAAATCGTTTAAGAAAAGCAAGTGATTTGCACGAATTAGAGACACAAAAAGATAATGAATTTTTTAGTAAAATGTATGCTGCTCCCCCGCCTGCTCCGGCAGCTTGATGATAAATAAGTTCACAAGACGAATAGGCGCAAGGATTATGACACCCTGTTGTCATAAAATTTTCAAAATCCTTCGTTTTTGGCCTATTTCCGTACCATCATTCCTACAATCATTTAAATAATACGACAGCCTTAGCAACCAGAGAAGGAGACACTTATGGCCAGCATTAACAAGTTTGAACAGCTGCTCGAGTACGTAGTAAACGGCGAGCAAGCAAAAGCAGAAGAGCTATTTCATGCTCTAGTAGTAGCAAAGTCACGTGAAATTTATGAGAATCTCATCAACGAAGAAATGGAAGATGATGATGACGTAGAAGAGAGTCGTGATGACGATGAAGATGACGAAGACAGCGATGATGTTGATGAGTCATGGAACATGGAAGCTTCAGACGATGACGACAGTGACTTAGATTTTGGTGGCGATGCTAGCGATGATGCACTTGATGACATGGGTTCTGATGACGAAGAAGACGATATGGGCGGTGATCACGACGGCAGTGAAGACGAGCATATGGGTCACGATGAAGGATCAGAAGAAAATCGTCTTAGCGATTTAGAAGATGCACTCGCTGATCTAAAGGCAGAATTTGAAATGCTAGTAAAGGGCGAGAATGCTGAAGAGCACGATCATCCAGGCATCCACGATATGGGCGGAGACGACATGGGCGGCGACATGGGTGGAGACATGGGAATGGATCAACCAGAAGACGAAGGTTATGGTATGTTCGAAGAAGAAATCGAAGAGATTGCAATGAGCCCAGCAGAAATGATGCGCGAATATGTTGACAAGATCGGCGAGCCATACAAGAGCGGCGGAAGCGTTTCTAATACTAAAGAAGGTGGACACGTTGGTGCACAGGCTGGTTCAGTAACAGGATCAACTTACACTAAGAGCCCAATTGCTAAGAAGAACGACATGGGTGGTACAACTGCTAACATCGCACGTGGCGGCGAAGCTGGCAAGGGTGGTACACAGGGTGGACTATTAAACCCAACAACTAAGGAAGAGAACTTTGGAAACATCAACGTTCCAGGTGGCAAGGC